CTGGATCAAAAGCATTTTGCCGACTATCGGGACACTTTTGGGAGGCCCGCTTGGAGGAGCTGCGGTTGAAGCTGCTGCCAAGGCTTTGGGCATGTCCGACGCTACGGCAGACAAGGTGCAGCGTGCACTTACTTCGGGTAACCTGACTGCGGAACAAATGGCAGCACTCCAGGCTGCTGACCTTAACCTCAAGACGAGGATGGCAGAGCTTGGCATCGACGCCGAGCGACTGGCTCAAGAGGACCGGGCAAGCGCACGGAAGATGCAGACTGCCACAGGCTCTTGGGTGCCGCCAGTGCTGGCCTGCGTAGTAACTGCCGGCTTCTTTGGTATCCTGTTTGGCCTGCTCACGGGAGACCTCAAGCTGTGGGAAAGTACGACCTTGAGCTTGTTGATCGGTAGCCTCTCCACGGCCTTCTCGGCGGTGCTGGCGTTTTACTACGGGGCTTCTCACACAAAGCCAGAGGAGAAGAAATGATTGATGAGCTTAAAAGGGCCGGCATCGACTTGGGACTGGCCTTGGCGGGCTTTGCAGGCTCCGTGCTGATGTCTAGCAAGGAATCAGGCAAGAACCTAGGAAGGACCATTGCAAGCCTACTTGGAGGCGCGGCATCAGCCAACTACGTCACTCCGCTCATCCTCAAGCTCGCAAGACTGGACGGTGAGCCACAGTACGCCTATGCAGCGGCATTTTTGTTGGGCTTTTGCGGGCTCCGGGCAGTTGAAACCATCAGCTCTAAACTGATTACAGATGAACCTCGTCACGACAGTAAACGCACTCGCTAACGGGGTCTTGGCAGCCTCTGCGTTGCACTTGATCTTTCGAGTGTTTGGACACTCTGAGAGTGCAGTTTGGAAGCGTCCTTGGGCGGCTGTTCTTTGCAAGGCGGCAACAACGCTCACTGTTTGTGGTGCCTTATGGAATCTTTTGACGTTTTCTACTCCACCTTACTCCGAAGTGCTGTTAAATACCGGCATCGCTCTTAACTTCCTTTGGATTTCATTCTTTTATGACCGTTCTACCAGTGCCAAGCATTCCCGCTCTGCAAGAAAGATTTCTAGGCGCAACTCCTCCCGCCGGACTGCAAATTCTGGCACCCGTAAAAAGAGTTCTTCCACCAGCAGCAACTGAAGGAAATGGGCTTCCGCCTGCGACGATTTCGCCGTACAGTGGGATCTACGATGAAAATGGACGACTCCCAAGGATTCCTGGAGCGGGAACAACTTTTATCGCTCGTGTCTAGTCACCGGCACATTGTTGACTTGGCAGTTGTCAACCTCGCCAACATCGGGGCGTTTGCTCTGTCGTTGTCTGAAGTCGAGCAGTGGATTCGCGTTCTTGGCTGCTTTCTCGCTGCCGTTTTTACATCTCTCAAGATTATTGAAACCATCAGAAGCCTCAGAAAATGAACCTGTCACCCAAGGGCATCAAGGCGATCGTTGCATGGGAAACCGGCGGAGAAGCCGAGTACGACAGGAATCCCGAGTGGCCCGGTGAACAGTCTGGAATCACCATCGGAATCGGTTGGGACTTGGGCCACACTTCAGCAACAGACACGAGCCGGGCTTGGTCGCAACACTTGGATTCCAACACTATTGCAGCCCTTGTGGGCGTGTCAGGGAGGAAGGGCAAGGACGCACAGGTTATTCTCCCGCATGTCAGGCACTTAGTCATCCCGTGGGATGCTGCAATGGCAGTCTTTGAAGAGGTGACCATTCCAACCTGGTTCCTTCGCACGCTCCGCATTTATCCGCAAGTGGGAGAGATTCACGGCGACTGTGCTGCGGCACTCGTGTCTCTGGTCTTCAACCGTGGCGCAAGCCTCACTGGTGACCGCAGAAAAGAGATGCTTCGCATTCAAGAACTTCTGCGCGTTGGTGAACTTGACAAGATCCCTGAACAGTTTCGCGCCATGAAGCGCCTGTGGCCCGATAGTCGAGGACTTCGCAGGCGCAGAGACGAAGAAGCGACTCTCTTCGAGCAAGGTTTGGTTGGGTAGTGACACAGTGCCGTATGGTGCGCAGGGAGAGCCTGCGACGGGTCGTAGTTTGCCCCATGAAACAGAGGCACTTGCTACTTGGTAACGAAACAACTTTCGTAACCAAATTTGACAACCAAGCGCGGTAGGCTAGGTTGCAAGGATGGACCTAGTCAACCATCCACCGCACTACACCAGTCATCCGTCTGGCATCGAGGCCATCGAGATTTGTGCCCACGAGAACTTTTGCATCGGCAATGCAATCAAATACTTGCTAAGGCACCAAAAAAAGGGCAACCCGGTGCAGGACTTGCGCAAAGCAATCTGGTACATCGAGCGTGAAATCAGCCGTTTAGAACGCCATGACTCCTGAAAAGACACTTCGAGAACACTGCAGGGAGATTGGACGCCTCGGTGGCATCAAAACTTCGCAGAAAAAAGCAGAAGCAGCTCGCCGGAATGCCAGCAAGCCAAGACCTAAGGCCCGCGAACTCAACGCCTTAAAGCGTGCTAAAAAAAGTGCAACAAATAGCTAGCAAAGCGCGTTTGGTTGGCTACAGTGAGCGCCGCAATGAGCACATCACACTACTCTTCGCGGCCAAGTAGGCTGCTTCATCCTCCGAATAAGCGCCGCTGGACGGCGGCGAAACTGGCGACAATCGCCGGGCTGTTAATTCTCGATCTTGTCGTCTTGATTAACTCGACAGACATCGTTGAATCCTGCGCAGTCGCCGGCCTTGTCATAGTCAACCTCTGGGCTCTGACTGCAACAAAATGAGCCACACAATGAACGGAAATCCTATCTGGTGCAAACCAGCTAGGACTCGGGAGCACGACTTCAGTAAAACTGAAGCTGATGACGCAGACCAGAATCTCTCGCTACTCGCAGAAGCAGCCAGTCTGGTCCGGGCTGCAATGGCAAAGGGTCTGATTGAACGGGGTGCTCCGCATATCGTCGAGGACGAGAAGCCTGGTCCTCGCAGTGAGTGGGTGACTTGTGGTTGCGGAGAGAAGTACATCCGCAAGATCGGCGGTTACGAGAAGTGCTTTCAATGCAGGACTCCAGCGATTGCGTGCAAGTGTTGTGGAAAGATGTTCCACCCACCAAAGTACAGGCAACTCAGTTGCTCTAACGCCTGCCGGATTACCCTCCTCAAAGAAGGTGGAGCTGCTCACAAAAAGGATCGTCCTCTGTTGGACTGTCCTATCTGTAAAAACAAGTTTCCTATGCGCTTCCATGGCGGGAAGTGCGCAAAAACATGCAGTCGAAACTGCGCCATTGCACTAATGGTGCAAACCCAAAAACAACAACGCAAATGAAAATACGACACTCATCCCTCCCTAAGCTCGCTCTATGCGGGCAGTATGAAGGGACTTCAGGTACAAGCGCAGCAGCCTCACGGGGAACGATGCTTGACGAACACTTCCGGCACGCTTGGACGACAAGCGAGTTCCCTAACCGAGATCTTTCCGAGGAAGACGCTCAGGCAGTGCGCTGGGCGATTAACCAGTGCATTCTCCTTAACGGCGTGCAAGACGGGCTCACGACCGACGAGAAGCAGTGCAAGGTGGAAACCAGCGGAATCGAGCACAAGGGCACTGCTGACGGTGTAGCAGTCAAGGGCAAGTGGCTTGTGGATCTGAAGTCAGGACAGATGTACGACTACAGTGCCCAGATGGCTGCTTACGCTCTTGGCCTGATGCAGGAACACTTTGAGCAGGAGTGGACGACTCACCTGTTGTTCTGCGACCAGCGTCAGGTAGTGACAGAGCACTGGACTTACAGGAGCGCCTTTGACTTGGTCGCCAACATCATCAACAACGTAGGGACTCCTCCTAAGGTGAATGACTACTGCGGATGGTGTGCCAAGTCGTTGACGTGCCCCGCCCGGGTTGCCAGTAAAGACGCTGCGCTCGTGACTGTCGCCGGCATGGCTCCTACAGTGCAGGATGAAGCATTCCTGTCTCTTCTGAACGATCCTGACCGGCTGGGTCAGTTCCTTGCAGCTTGCCAGACTCTGGACGACTTTCGAGACGCTGCAAAGGAGAAGGCTCGTGGGCTGCTTGAGGCTGGTGTCAAGGTGCCGGGCTGGAGGCTGCAAAAGCCTCGTGCATCCGAGTACATTGAGGCCGAACATTTGGCACAGGCAGTACGCAACGGTGCAATCGGTGCCAGTGATGCGATTCTCGCTCAAGGCTCGATCAGCATCAAAAAGGCTCAGGCTCTCTGGAGTGCTGCCGGCGCAGTGTTTCCTGAGGAGTTGGTGCAGCGGAAAGTTGGGCAGGCTCCACTTGTGGCATCAAAGTAATATGGCAAACATAATCAACTGGGACGAAAATCCCCTAGCACAGGAACTTGAAAAGGAACGAGCTGTTTCGGCGCAACTAATTAAGCAACGCGACGAAGCCCGTGAAGAGGTGGAGCGGCTGAAAGCAGAACTGGCTCAGGCCATCTCCGAGCGCACGCCGCACGACTACGGCATCTTGAAAGACCAACGCGATGAAGCCCGCGCCGAGGTTGAGCGTTTGAAGGCTAATTCAGAGAGATTAAATCAAGAACTTTATGAAGCAAAAGGATGGCGTCAAGATTGGCGGCCTGAATGGGTAAGGAAAGATCCTTCGCGGCTGGAGATTGCGGCAATGCTTTTGGGAGCACAGCCACCACCGCAAGCAGGTTCATTTAGTGGACAAGCAGAACATGCGCTTCGCAGAGCAGACGCACTTATCGCAGCAGCAAGGGAGGTGAAAAAATGAGAACCGAAAACAACATCGAAAGGTACGCAAAACTGGTGCAACCAATCAGCCGTGATGCTGGCAACGAAAACATCAGCAACTTCATGGATGAGCTGTCTAGGCTGCGCGAACGCTACCACATCCCGGAATGTCTCGTGGTGCTCAAGGTCAACATCCGCTATGCAGACGGGGAAGTTGGCGAGGCGATTACATCAGCGCACTTTGGAAGCCAGTACGAAGCCGAGTCAATGGCGGCTTATGCACTGGGCAACGCAAGGGCCAAAATCACGGCAGAAGTGAACAAGCTGGCGAGGGGAGAGAGACTCAAGGAGGTCAAATGAAACAGAACTACATCGCCATTGACCCAGGTGTAGGAGGCGGGATCGCATACGTTGACACTGATGGAAGTGTTCATGCACTGCCTATGCCTAGCACGCTTCACGACCTTGAGCACCAGTTGCGCATTTTGTGCAGAGGCATTGTCACCGTGTTTTTGGAGGAACTTCCAAAGTTTGCGGGGAAAATGTCTGGCAGCAGCATGGCAACAATGTTCCGCAACTACGGGCGCATCGAGGGGATGCTTGCTGCTCACTGTGCCCGCATTGAGTATTTGCCACCCAAGAAGTGGCAGACCGCTCTTGGCTTAGGCGACAAGAAGACTCATGGCCCTCGCTGGAAGGCTCATCTCAAAGGACGCGCACAATCGCTATATCCGCAACTTGCTGTGACACTGAAAACCGCCGACGCTCTCCTGATACTGGAGGCTGGCCTCAAAATGAAAACCAAATGAACCTAATCCCATTCGACCAAACCAAACTGATGGCTCAGGCCATTGCTGAATCCAAACTCTTCGGCATCCAGACGCCGGCTCAAGCTCTTGCTCTGGGGCTCCTGTGCCAAGCTGAAGGACGTCATCCCGCCGAGGCAGCCCGTGACTACCACATCATCAACGGCAAGCCCTCCTTGAAATCCGAAGCAATGCTTGCACGATTTCAACAAGCAGGCGGCAAGGTGGAGTGGCACGAGTATGGTCACGAGGCAGTCAGCGGCACGTTCAGCCATCCCCAGGGTGGAAGCCTGAAGGTAAGCTGGACAATCCAAGACGCAACTCGTGCCGGCCTCACTGGAAACCCAACGTGGAAGAAGTTCCCGAGGCAAATGTTGAAGGCCCGGTGCATCTCTGAAGCGGTTCGCGGGATCTTCCCAGGCGTCTTGTCTGGCCTCTACGCTCCTGAGGAAGTGCAGGAGTTCGCGCCGGTGCAGGTACAGACTGAGCCCGAGCCGATACAGATTGAGACTCAGCCAGTGTCGCAGCCTCCAATGCTTGAGCGCATTAATCCGATGCAACGCCTTTTGGCTGACAAGAGTGGTCCTCAACGTGAAAAAGTCACGGTAGGAGCACTAAAACGGGGCTGGATCAAAGAAGGGGAGACATATCTCGACATCCCTGCTGACATTGCCGCCCAAGCCATCGCTTTCCCTGAACGGTTCTTCGCCGCTTTCGGAATCTAAACCAAAACCAAACAAAACCATGCCATCCATTAAAATTGAACGCAGCGAACAGCAATCCATTAACGCAGGTGTACATTCTGCTGTGATTGAGAACGCCACTGAAGCAACCTCGAAAGCCGGGAACGAGATGCTCAAATTGGAAGTCAAAGTTGGACCTCTCAAGTTCAACTCGTGGGTCGTCTTCACGACGAAGAACTCAGCCAACGTGGCTGACTTTGCCGAGGCCATCGGTAAAAAGGTTGTCGAAGGTAAGACTCTTGTCATCGAAACTGAGGACTGCATCGGCAAGACTGCCAAAGTTGAACTCGGGCCTGGAGACAGGATCAACGAGAAGACCGGGAAGCCGTATCTTGAAATCAAGCGGTGGCTTCCAGCCTCGGCAGAGTCCGATCTCTCTTCTGATGAGATCCCATTCTAATTGACATACAGGGGGCCGCGCATCCTACAAACGCGGGCTACTAATGACAAACTCCGAAAAACTGGAGGCTCGTCGAATTGCCGACGAACTCTACAAGGCACACTGCGCCTTCGTTAAAGCAGACGTTCCCGGCCTCCACCCAGACGGCAATATGACTGTGAAGCTCGCCCACTTTATCCGCATGTTTGGCGGGACCATTGAACCCACTCCTCTGTCAAAAGCGGCTAGGCTACAACGCGAGCACGAGGCGACGCTGTAATGAGCACACTCAATGTCCCGCAGGCCACAGAGGCCGAGCGGGCGGTGCTGGGGTGTCTACTTTTCGCCCCAGCAACTGCACATCCTGCGGTGGTCGCCTCGGGCCTGACTGCGCAGGATTTTTTTAACCCAACATACCAGACCATCTTTGCCGGCATTCAGTATTCGATTGACGCCGGGGAGAGTCTCGATCCAATCGGGCTGGCAACGCGATTGGCAAAGCAAGGGGTGCCCTTTACTTTGCTCTCAGAGTTGGCGAGTGGTATGCCAAGTCTGGAGCCTCTCCCGAGCTGGTGCACTCTAGTCCAGGATGCTTCAAGACGCAGGGTACTTCTCAACCAACTCGTCTCGTCAGCCAAGGCAGTCTCTGCCGGCACACCCACAAGCACGATTGTCGCTGACCTGACTCGGGCTACTCTAACAGCAGGAGAGTCTCAGGGGCTGGGCGCTATAGTACAAACCAGTTTCAATGACCTACTGTTTTATGATACAGAGCACGATACAAACACGCTGATTGGCAACCGCTGGCTCTGCAAAGGCGGGAGTGTGCTCATAAATGCTCAAAGTGGTATCGGGAAGAGCAGCCTGACGATGCAGTTGGCAATCGGCTGGGCGCTTCACGGGCAGGGCTCATTCTCTGAAGTGCTGACATTCGGTATCGTCCCGGTGAGGCCCCTGAAGAGCTTGCTTTTACAAGCAGAGAACGACATAGGCGACCAAGCAGAAATCTTGCAATCAGTGATTTGCAAGTATGGAAGGACTCAATGTGGAGAAGCTGAACTGGCAGTACTGAACGAGCGACTCGTGTTCTATAGGGACAACGTGCACTCAGGCGCAGAGTTCTTGCGGGTCTTAGAGGCGCTCATCATCAGGCATCAGCCAGACATAGCGTGGATTGATCCTTTGATGTGCTATCTCGGGGATGACATCAGTGACCAGAAGGTCGTGACAGAGTTCTGCAATGGCTTGAATCGGATCTCATCAAAGACTGGGGTACTGTTTGCCATCATTCATCACCTTCCAAAGCCCAGAGAGGGAACAGCACGCACTGACTCAGACTTGGCTTATGCAGGCTTTGGCTCTTCAGCACTCACAAACTGGGCAAGAGAGGTAGTGACATTACAGAGGCTTGAGACTGCCCCCGGCCAGCCTCCAACGTGCTCTTTTACTTGTACCAAGCGCAGACTCAGGTCAGGAATGCGCAGTTGGGAGAACCAGCCTACAGCAAAGATCTACATCAGACACAGTCCTGAGCCAGAGAGACACGGCATGATTTGGCAGCAGTGTCAGCAGCCAGAACCACCAGAAGAGCAATCAAAGAAGAGAAAATGAAAGTACTAGTCGCCTGCGAATACAGTGGAACAGTCAGAGACGCATTTATTCGACGAGGACACGATGCAATGTCTTGTGACCTATTGCCTACAGATGTACCTGGGCCGCATTATCAGGGTGATGTGAGTGACATCATCAACGATGGCTGGGATCTAATGATTGCGCACCCGCCTTGCACTTATCTATGCAGCAGTGGACTGCACTGGAACAAACGCAGACCAGAGCGGGCGGCACAGACCGAGCAGGCGCTGCAATTTGTGCAGCTTCTTTTAGACGCAAACATACCAAAGATTGCGCTAGAAAACCCGATTGGATGCATTTCAACGCGAATCAGAAAGCCAGACCAGACGGTACAACCTTGGCAATACGGGCATCCAGAGTCAAAGGCGACCTGTTTATGGCTCAAGGGGTTGCATCTATTGCAGGCGACAGACATCTTGCCATTGCCTGAGAATGGCAGATGGGACAACCAGACAGCATCAGGACAGAATAAACTGACACCAAGTCCTGATCGCTGGAAAATACGGTCGCAAACCTACCAAGGCATCGCAAATGCCATGGCAGAACAATGGGGGAGACTATGAACTACACTAAAATCGGAGCACTACCAACGCACAGGTACATCTGGGTGGACAGTGAATACACTCATGCAGAGCCATGTGGCCTCGTAGAAGCCATGTGGGTGGGCTTAACAGCCATCCCTGGGCGAGCATGGGGGATCAACGTCATCCTGCGAGAAGGAGGCGCTCTCTACCGCAATATCCCTCCTAACGCTGTAGCGTTCAGCAAGGATGCTGCACCTTGGCATATTCAAGCTGCACAGATGTGGGACTGTTACAGCTACAACTTCTCAGTGCTCCAGAATCCGATTATGCGCGGGATGGAAGTCATTGTAGTTTGGAAAGACAATGTGTTGTACGGAGAGTACCTTTTCTCTGTAACACACCTTCACGACGGCTGGTCTGACTCCCCGGATCAGGACAAGGAGTTTATCTTTGTGAAGCTCAACAATGGAAGGCTGACAATCCAGCCTACCAACAGAGTGCGTTTCATCGACCACAGTTTCACGACAAACGAACTACCAAAGTTGAAACTGCAAGAAACGGTGTACAGTTGCGAGAAATGAATCCGAGATCTGAGACACCAAAAGACGAAGGTCCGTGGGGCTGGCAGTCGCGTGAAGCGGTCAAGAAAGCCGGCCAACTTGGACCCAATCACTACGCGATTTACTGCGCTTTGACACACATTCAGAGCGCAGCTCCAAGCCCTCATAAGCGCAGATTTGCCGCCTCATACGAGGAGATCGCAAGCCATGTTGGATGCTCAGAAAGGACCGTTGCGAGGTGCCTGGCAGACCTTCAAAAAGCCGAGTTGATCCATGTCTTTTCGGGGTCAAATGGAGGCCGCAGAGCAACCCGTAACGCCTTTTTTTTGGCCTCGATTAGCTATGACTCACAGGCAGACGGCTATGACTGTGTGGCAGACGGCTATGACTCACAGTCAGGGCTCGTGAATGCCACACAGTCATACCACGTGAATGCCACACAGTCATCCTTTAGTAAGAAAAAGAACAAATACAAGGCGGGGCCTCAAGCCCCCGCCGTTGTATTAAAGAAAGGGGAAGCGCAGCCCACTTGCTCGCCCCTGACGGGCGGCAGTGGTCCGCAAAGAACAAACCAGAATTTGTCTCCATCAACCGAAGATGTGCCGGAGTGGATATTGCTGCGAAATGCAATGTATGAGGAGAGCGAGAGGATCATCGCTGAAAAGAAAATGTTGGAAGACCAAACAAATTCCTAAAGTCCCACTCACAACCTGCCGACACACCTCTTGCCATGATACCTGACCTAGTCACCGAAATTGAACGCCTCCGGGCAGAGAACATCGAACTCGCCTCAAGACCCTGTTTTGAGTGCGATGTGATCACTCCGGGAATTTTGTCCTCATTGAGGGCAGAAAACGCAAAGCTGAAGCGACAGCTTGAAAGTTTGGTTGAGCAGCAAAACAAGAACCTGCCAGCCATTGAGCAGAAACAGGCATTCTGATGCCTTGTAGTTACCAACCAGCATGACCACAGCGGAACATATGAAAAACAGCCAAGAAATGGAACGAGAGATAGACGACTTGAGAGAAGTGGTGCAGATAGCAGTTTTGGCTGCTGTCGAGCTTCTCAAGATTGGGAAGCCGGAGATCCGAACCCGGCAGAACCTTTTAACCTGGGGCCAACTCTCCACGACGATAGAGTTGCTGCGGAAGGAATTTCAGATTGAGGAAATCAAATGACACACCAAGAAATTAACCAAGCAATAGCCGAGGCCTGCGGTTGGACTGACGTACAGGTTGGTACTTTGACTAAAGAACTGATCGGGAAGTCTACGAAAGATGGAGATTACTGGCCAATTGCGAACTACACTGCCGACCTCAATGCCATGTGGGAGGCTGAAGAGACGATCTACAAACATCACCACATGTGGAGTGCGTACTACTACGCTGTGGGCGCAGGTCCGTTTAGCTTGCATGTGACTGCACGGAAAAAGGCAGAGGCGTTTTTGAAGGTGATCGGCAAATGGGAGGAGGGGGAATGAGCATCAAAGAATGTCCGTTTTGTGGATCTACAGACTCCCAAATTCACAATCATGTTGTGACAAATCATTTCAGAATTACTGGCCTTGATTGGTTTG